GTAAAAGGTGTGATTACCGATTGTAAAAGTTTTCTTATAGGGCCAGCGTGGATTCACAGTGTGATTATGAAAGAATAGAATTTTACTGTGATACTCATCATTCCATTTATTCTCCAAAATCACAAGCTCAGCGATTTCTTCTGCGATACGGTATCGCTCGCTGTTTGTGTTAGGTGACTTCTTTCCCTGACATACCCAACTAAACTGACAATGTATGATTGCTTTCTCAGTGTTGGGATCAACCCGCTTACGAGATTGATAGATTACCTGACAAGGGCTATTAGCAAAGCCATGAGCGACTCGATTCATCACTACTCTGGCAACTGCTACCTGACCCATGTACGGTTCTCCACCGGCTTCATGATAGATGTTTGCCGCCATACAATTGATCTGCTCTTTTATTGTCGCAGTTCTTTTAGTGATGATGACCTCTGGTAACGTGATTGGTTGAACCATTTCAGTAGCAGCGGTGCTATTGTCTTCTTTCGCTAGCACTGTCTTAGCGGTGGGTTTCGCTTTAACTTCTGCCTGTGTTGCAACTGTAGTCTCTACAGTGGTTTCGTCTTGTACATCTTTATTATAGTTTGTCAGTGACCCTATTAATAGTATTAAAATTGGTATGATCGTGCATAATAAGATTAGTTTTAGCCTGCTTAATATAAGCATATTATTCTCCTTTCTTAATACGTGAGCATAACGCACGTTATTGATTTATCATATTTTACTGCGTTAAGTATGACTCTTTATCTAACGACGATTATGCCTACAGATTCCAACAATCACAGTTACACTTAGATACATTATCAATAGTTTCTGGTATTGTAGGTGTTGCATCGTTACTAGGTGCAAGTGGAACGAGTAATCCCGGTAGATAGGGATTTCCACTAAACCCAGTAAACGGTCCAGGACCTGGAAATGTTGGTTGATCAACATTAGGTGGTGGTTGAATATTGCCCTCACGATTAGGTGGCTGAACAGTTGGTGGAGGATCGATTATTATTTCAGCATAAGGCATGTTACGACCTCCATTTGCTATGTATAAATTGCTAATTGATCCGTCAGATTCAATAACAGGAATCAATACTACGCTATATCCAAATGGATATACGTTAACTCTGGGCGGGTTTGCTAAGCTATATCCACTGCTTGTACTTGTCATTGTCACTGCGGTGATAGTACCATTAGTAACGGTTGCTATAGCTGATGCACCGCTTGAGTCCAATGAACTTGGTATATCATTTTCAGGTGGTATACCGGCATTGGCTAGTCTTGCAGCATTGCGAGCCTCACGCATTGATCCCAGAACACTTTGTCCACCTAAGGTAGTAGGATCAGATATGGCCGCAAGTACGGTTCCTGTTGCACCAGGCGAGTTTTCTTGTGCATATGTTCCTATATTTTGTACAAAACTTTGAAAGTCATTTGTACTAACTGATGATGTAACACTATTCATCAATGGTATAGCATATGGTATTGCTCGCTGTGATACAAACAATTGATTACCAATATAATTCCAATAGTTGTTCAATGCCTCACACTGATCTACATTTGAATTATAAATGAAACTGATCTGACTATTAGCTTGATCGATCAAATTCTGTATAGCAGCATCTAGTATAGGATCTAGTGGTATGGCAGGATCAGGTGGAACTGGTGGCAAGGGCGGAGTCAAACTCAGTTGATATAGTTCTTTATAAGTTTGTTGCAAATTGTCAGTAGGTAAAGTTGCAATCAGCTCTTGAGATTTTTGTAGCCACGAAGTATAAGGATATCCACTAGAGGCACCCATGTAATCACACTGCTGAAATGTTCCGCTATTACCGCTACCAAGTGCCAATGATCCTAGTAATTGATTGGCTGCTGCAATATTAACCGCAGTTCCGGTTGTAGTATTCAAATCAGGAAGAGCCAGATTAGTCAATTCTAAATCGACTACTGCTAGTGCGAACTTCTCGATGTTAGCCTGCATAATATTTTTAACTTGCTGCATACTTACTGAAAATGCAGCACAGGCAGTTGCAATAGATTCAGGAATGATTCCCGATAAGTCTGTCGCAAGTGGCTCACTTAACACTTTTACTTGCGGATTTACTCCGCCATTAACATATATAAAATAGTATGTCTTACTTGATGCAGTGTCTGCACGATATTGCGGAATAGTAAGACCAAGATAACTATTAGGGAATAGATATTGTGGGTCGAGTAGATCAGCTAAGGTACGTAGATTGTTTAATCTGCAGTTAAGTTGTAAGGTGACACCCTGATTTAATCCATACAAATCATTACCACTGATGTAAGTAAAGGCTTGATAGATTTTCTTTTCTTCTTCTGGCGTAGGAGTATAGGTCGGGGAACATATCTTATCCAATTCACTAGTAGATAATCCAGCGTATTGTAGGGCCAATCCAACTGCAGAAGTTAGCGCACCATACTTCTGAAGAGTAAGCAATAGTATGCTTGGTGTTCCAAACTTATGTATGTTTGATAGATCAATCACTTTACCAGTATTGATCAGATCGTTCCCCCAAATTCTAAAACTTTGATTAACGCCACTTAAGTCATTAGTAGTTAAATCATTGATGTTGCTAAAATTACCAGACATGTAAGTCTTGCTATTAGTAAAGCTGGCGATCTGCGTATTACTTTGTTCAGTAGAACTGCTGTACAATTGCATTGCGTTAACAATGTTATTGTACTGATTGAATTGTCCAGTGAACAATTCGTTGTATGCTTGCTGCGCTAAACATCCTATGAATCCGTTACTAAAGTACTTGTCATAGTCCGGAGCTAGTGTAGAATCTGTAGAGGGCGGGAAAGCAGCCACGTATTCATCAGTGTCTTTCTGCCAACTATTACGTCCAGGCCAACCAGTCACATACGCATAGTTTCCGTATGCTTGATAAATGTAACTATAGGTACCATCAGCGGGATATCCCTTTGGAGGATAACTATCAGCCGTCAGTGTGCTACCCTGCCAGCTACCATAACCTGCGTATGATGGCTTGAATGTAGCGGGCTTACTATTACCCAGTGCTGGACATACTGAACTACCTAAATTTAACAAATTACGATAGGTAGCAAGATTGATCTGACCAATCTTAGCCATGTTATAGATGTTAGGCAATGCGTCAGTTAGTCTATTCAGCACTGAATTATTAGTAAGTGTGCCCTGTTGATAAGATGCGGGCGAATATACGCCCATCAACGCCTGTATAGTAGCATTAATTTTAAATCCGCTACCACTTTGAAGTTCTGATAGCGTATTGATTTGTAATGGGGTGTAGCTGCCTGTTTGACTCATATTATGGAACGTTTACGTCTGGGCTACCCTTCACGATGCTATGACCGCAACTATTGCCCGACCCTATTCTAAGAACTGGGACACCATCACAAAACACGGTTGGACTACCGCTTGTTGTCTTAGATGTTTTATGTGGTCTTCCCTTGGGATGAGGAGAGATTGGACTTACGTGTAAACCAACCGGCTTACCATTACAAAATACCGTGGATGATCCACGCAATATTTTGCCACCTGCTTGATTTGTATCGCCCAATCTACTCAAACTTGCCATATAATACCTCTTTATAGTATTTAGGCTAACTTAATTCCAGTAGTGGCCTGAATGAATTGATCAGCAAAAATTTTATCAGATGCCTCTACTACGGTCACTGCTGTCTTGAGCAGTTTAACCTCTTTGTCTGGGTTAACGGTGAACAAGTATGGCATCAAACCTGGACCCTTGGGACCATGACCAATGACCTGTGGATGTGACAGCTTATAGTGTGCGCCAGTTTCTTCAATCAACTTTGCTACAAGTTCTTCACCTGATGTAAGTTTCAGTGTAATAACTTCACCCGTTGCTACGCCTTTATCAATTAACATTTAGTTTCCTTTTATCTTAGTGTTAAATTCTTCTTCAGACATGCTTGCAATACCTTGATAGCCGCCTGGAATGTGTGTAGTACCACGAAAAATCTGTGGGACTGAACGATGACCATTCTCAATTAAGAAGTCACGTGCCTCGGATTTCTCACTGACATTAATCGTGTTGTATTGTACGCCACGACTTTCTAGCAATGCTTTTGCCATATCGCAGAACTGGCAATTGTCCTTTGTATAAATTGTAATCATAATTATTACCTCAGAGTTGATTATACTTGACTTAGTGTTATAAGTCAAGTATTTTGGATAGATTAGATAGTGGGCAAGGATACTTTATCAACGTTCTCGCTCATTACGCCAATAACGTAGTTGGTCGATTCGGTCTCTTGTAGTGCTACCTGCTTCTTATTGATGTTGATGTGTTTGTTAAACCATGGAATTGGATTTGACTTTGGATAGGTGCCCTGATACTTGATGCCAATTTCTTTGAGAGCCTGAAATGCTGTCCAGTCCATAAAGTCACACATGATATCAGCATTTAGGCCAATTACTACACCCTTGATAAACAAGTAGTGTGCCCAACGCTTTTCTTCTTCGATGACTTCAGTGTACATTGCATAGACTTCGTCACGACATTCTTCTACGATATCAGCAAATCGTGGGTCTTCTTTGACAACTTGATTGATGATCCATCCAGTCCATTCTTTGTGTAAGAGTTCGTCCTGTAGAATGAGCGAGATGATGTTACCGTTGCCGATGTAAATTTTGTTCTCTACCATCGCAAGTGCTGTAGCGAATGACACCATGAATCGGAGTGCCTCAAGCGCATATGATGCATGTAGTGCTAACCAGATTGCTTTGATATGTTCACGCTCTGGGATTGATTCGCCGCACTCTTTAGCGCAGTTCAGTTCATGTAGTTTGTTGTAGTAACGTCCTACGCTTGCGGCCATCTCTACGATTTCTTTTGTATCGTGTATCTTGTTGAACTCATCTTTCGATGAGTTATAAATATTTCTAATGATATGACTATAGCTTTGACTATGTATTGCCGTTTCGAAAAAACTCCAGTTTATTATTAGTGCTTCTAGTTCTGGTATCGAACAGACAGGACCGAATACCTGTGCGGGTGCTCTGCCCTGAATCGAGTCAAGTGCAACCTGACGTAAAAGGTTCGATGTAAAGATATGCTTGACAGCATCACTGGCTTCTTTGTGATCTACTTTGTCTTTTGTCAAACTGATTTCTTCTGGCACCCAAAAAAATCCACGAGCCAACTTCTCATACTTCTGTAACTTTTGATACTTAACCTCTTCAAACCTCTGAACGACTACCGGACCAGCTGGGTCCAGGAACATCGTGCGATTCAGATAATCTGATTGTTTAGACAAATCATATTGCTCTTTACTCATTTATTTTCCTTTGTGTGTTTATGGAATCTAGATAGACCCATTAAGTTTGTTTCTTTTTTACATTCAATACAACTAACTTTTATTTTTGCTGGATTATTTTTTACAAACAATGCCTCTCCACTCTGAACTTGTTCGTTCATCCAAATTGAATGTTCTTCCGCTCTTTTCTTCTTCCATTCTTCGTCTAGAAAATGATGTGTTCCATTTTCTATTCTATCTGATGCAACGCTAGTTCCGTCCGGTCGTTTTAATAGATTATGTTTTCCATTTTCTATTAACATTTTGGAAATCTTGCCGCCCAAATTTGGGGGTATCTGAGTTTGAAAGTTATGTGAGCCTTCATCTACTCTTTTTCTGGCATTGATCTCTGCTGCTAATCTTATAATTTCTATTGTTTCATCATCATGTTTGTATCCATTACTACCGAACCCGCCCCCGTCTGAAACATTGCGAAGTATTCCTGTTTCATTATCTGCTCTACCGTACTTAGTAATAAGTTCTTTTTCTATATCGAACGCTTGATGCTCTAATAAATTTTTACATAATATGACTATGCGTGTTTTATCTTTTGGTAATAATTCTGTACCATTAATTCTTTTGTGAGATTTCCACGCTCGTTTGTCTTTCCCCTTACCAATGTAGTAAGGGGTTCCATCTTCTCTCAAATAGGCATACACGTAATAGTTCATAATTTACATGCGAGACAATCTTCCTCTCCCTCGTCCTCTACCGGAGTGAATGCGATCACGTTGCTTTCTGGTGCTTCTTCTGCCACATCTTTGCTACCAAGCTTGTTGATTAATGAGTAGTAGAATGATTTAAGCCCCCAATGTGTGCCCAACATTAAGTTGTTAGCGATCAAGGTACCTGGTACCTTACGATCCTTCTGTGGATCCGCATCTATATAGTTTGCTGGATTATAGAACGTGTTAGTAGAGATACTTTGATCTACGTACACCGCTAACACCGCAGCGGTTTTAAGATAATCAATACAATCCGGCTGAGACCACATCAACTGATATCGTGATTTCAAACGTTTGTATTCTGGCACCACTTGTACGAATGAACCAGCCTTACTTTCTTTAACTGAAATCAACTCCATAGGCATCTCGATACCATTTGTTGAATTCAATACAACAGATGATGACTCTACTGGAGCGATAGCCATGAGTGTAGCATTACGAATACCAGATATAATCATACGCTCACGCAGAACTCCCCAGTCCATAGAGGGTGCAAAGTCTGTTAGATCATTCACACCAGCAGCACGACGCTCCCATGGGAATACGCCCTTGCCATACCATGTATCACCACTACGCTCACATGCTCCACGCTCTTCTGCCAATTCTACACTCATCTCTGTAAGATAGTAGGCTTGTGCCTCCATCCAACGTTTGACCGTTGCTAGTGCTTCTGGCTCACCATACTTAAAGCTACGACGAGCATGCCAGTATGCTAAGTTAGTAATACCTACACCCAATGGTTCAAACTCTTTGTTGGCTAAGAAGCTTTGTATTGATAGGAAGTCTTGATATTGTAGCAGATTGCTCAATGAGCGAACCAATACACGACAAGCTTTACGCATGTCTTGTGGATTCTTAAATGCTCCCCAGTTAATACTACCAAGAGTGCAAAGTGCTATACGACCACGCTCATCTTCAAGACGCTGAAATGGTGCGGTTGGTAGGGTGATTTCCTGGCATAAGTTAGACTGATACACTGGTGTGATAGAACAATCAAATGAACCTTGATTGATTACGTTATCGATGTTGAGAATGTAAATACGACCAGTGTCTGTGCGCTCTTTGAGAATGCCCTTTTTAAACATCTCGTCTGCACTTAGCGACTTCTTCTTGATGTCCGTACGCTTCTCGTATTTTAGATAGAGTTGCTCGAATAGTTTTGTATCACGATAATATGCTTCATATAGATCAGGCACCTCATTGGGATCAAATAGTGTGATCTGCTCATCGTTCTTGTAACGGCGCCAGAATAGTTTAGATACTACCACACTATAGTCCATCTGACGCACACGAGTTTCATCTGTGCCTTGATTATTCTTTAGCACGATAAAGTCTTCGAACTGATAGTGCCAGATTGGTAGAGTTACAGTACAACTTGCGTTACGAATTCCACCCTGCGAACAACTACGCAGATCACCGAACCATTTCTTCAAGAACGGTATCAAGCCAGTATGCTTGATTTCGCCGTTACGAATAGGTGCGCCCACGGGTCTGATACGACCAATCTCTAAACCAATGCCAGCACGTTTGCTGGCATACTTTGCCATCATTTCGCCTGCGGCAAATATACTATCCAAAGTATCATCAGCACTAATAAGGACACAACTCGAAAACTGCTTAGTAGTTGTTCCGAGTCCGGCCAGGACAGGAGTAGCAAGAGTAAAATGCCCATCACTGGCACACTCATAATAGTCTTTAACATATTTTAATCTAGTCTTTTTATCTTCATTATGAAACGCCGTGGCGGCTGCAATAGCATAACGTATCTGTGGTGTTTCATAAATCTTACCAGTGACTTTGTTTTGTACAAGATACTTCTCACATAGTTGAGCAATTGCCGCAAATGTATAGTTCTCGTCTTTAGCGTGATCGATGAATAGTTCGATAATGTTCCACTCATCTTCGCTATACCACTCTAGTAATTCTGCGGTATACATACCCGCAGCTACGTTTGTCTTGACAATGTCGTATAGTTTTGGTGGAGTGTATGTTCCATAAACTTCTTTACGCAACATTGATACACGCTGACGACCAGCTACATACTGATAATTAACATTATTGATTTCTGAATTTTCTTCTTCATCAATCAGATCAACCATTGCTTTTAACAATAGCTCATCGATTGTGTTGGTTGTCATACCATCTGCGAATTGGATTTGTGCCTTTAATTCAATCATGCTAGGACTTACGTTATCTATACCTCGACATCCATATTTTACTTGTCTTTGAATTTTAGAGATATCTAGTGGGACACGCTCTCCATTGCGCTTGATGACATTAATTTGGCTCATAACTCTACTTTATTTTATTTTTTAAGGATTCCAATGATTTGGAACTATTGATTGTGAAATTGCTAAGACTATTACTTATCACGGTATCCGGCCAGTAACTCAACACATATTTTGCGTTATTCACCAATACTAAGTAATGTTCTTCTGCTTGCTGATCATGTGCATGTACCAACTCTATATTAGTAATATCATTCATCAACAGAGTATAACACATTCCCACTGCTCGTGTCAAGGGACAATAGAGATTTTCGGATAACATTTCCCACGGATCTGTCCAGTGCGTCATGTCATTCCAATGAAAATGATGAGTGAGTAGGGGTGCTTGCTGCCACCAGTGATCTACCGCTACGCATTGTTCTTCCAATGTTTTAGTTTTTATTAGATTGCGTAGATCACGCCATTCTTTTAGACGATCTATATAGGATAATTGAAACGGATTCATACTTTACTACTTATCGTTTTTAAAGAATAGTAATAAAAAACGGGAACCTAAGTTCCCGTTTGTCTTCTTGCCTAATCGACCAATTATTAGTTGGCTGTGATTGTGTTTGAAGGATCTGAAGGAACTGATGTTCCGATAGCGTTTGTTGCTGTAACAGCGAACACGTAGTCTGTACCAGTTGTAAGACCAGTGAAAGCCATTGATGTTGCGCCAGGTAGTGCTGTAGCTGTGATGCCACCAGGAACTGAAACACCGTTGAAACCAGTGATAGCTGAGCCACCATCGTACTGAGGTGTGAAGTTGACTGTAGCTGTACCTGCACCGGCTGTAGCGATAGCTGTTCCAATAACTGGAGCTGCTGGAGCGATTGGGCCTGTTGGTGGGTATGTGATTTCTGAGAACGTAGCACCGCCAGTAACTGTAACTGCGTTTGGCTGACCAGCTGCTGTTAGAACTGCACGAACGTTAGCTTGTAGATCAACAATGTTCCATGCGTCGATTGGGTAAATAGCCATTGCTAGCGAATCGTTAGCTGCGTTGTTGAACTGATAAATGTGAATTGTAGCCAACTGCTCAGTTGCACGGATAGTGTACGAAGCTTGTGTGCCTGTCAAAGCGCCAACACCAGTAACGGTGAAGAATGCTAGTGCTGGGCCTTGTGGCTGAACTGTAGCACCTGCTTGAACTGCATTTGGGCCGCTGTTTACGTATTGACCTGTGTCATCGTTTAGAACTGGTAGTAAGTCACCATTAACTCTTGGGAATTGTGCCATTTTTAAATCTCCTTATGTGATGAGGTTTGCATTTCCTCTACACTTATTTATCATTTTTCCTAAAAAACTAGCAAATTACTGAGAAATTATTGTCTCCAGGGTCGACCAGTAGTTGGTGATACAGTTCTGGCTGGCCATGTAGTAAAGACATTGTATATCATATAGTCAGGACTGTCGGTATCAATACGACCAGGAGTCGCAACATCAAGTAACTTAACACTAGCCTTACCCTGTTGTAGGGTAAGGATCTGTGCGGCAGCTATCACCGCACCCTGCTCTTCTATATAAGCATTCCAGTTAGAATAACCAGAAGGAGTAGGGGGCAGTGCCATATTAGCCTCTATCTACCTTGATTTCGATAACTCCGACTTCATTGCTATCGTAGCTTTCTAGTGCTCTACCAACAACAGCGCCATACTCTACGGTTGTTGCTTTAGTAGCGACACCAGTGATATGTGATACTGTTAGTATATCTCCCTTGTTGATTTTACCAACTACCTTACAAGGAACACGACCAGCAAGTGCTATAATCACCGAGTCTTTTAGTGTAGAGTTCAGAACATATGCTGGGTCAGTAGATATAACACCTGCTAGTGCCATGCGACCTTCGTATGTTGCTGCCGTAACTTCTGCTGCACCGCCGATCATCATAACTGTTCCAGGAAGGGTAGGAACATCTACTGCGTAACGTTCGCCCAAGTCAGAGTATGTTGCTTGCAAGGTTGAACCTGCGCTGAGATTCCAGTCACCAGTGATACTGCCTACGGTTCCTGAGGATCCAGCAGTAATGATGGTAGTATTCAGTGAGCCTACTGCGGTAACACCTGTCACGTTTAGTGATGTAAGTGTTCCAACAGAAGTGACACTTGGCTGTGCTGCTGTACTAAGAGTACCTGTTAGTGTACCTGCTCCGATAGTGCCGGCGTTAGCATACACGTTGCCTGCTGTGATATTACCAGCGAGCGCCATTGCTGTTGAGTATGTAAACTCGTTTGTAGTGGCATTGTAGAACACTGGTGTAGCAATGTTAGATGCATTGCTGCGCACAGGGTTAACAAAGAAACCTGCTCCAGTTGGGTTCAGTGCAGCGCCACTTGCGTTAATGGCAATAGAGCCGGCAGCTTGACTTGTTTGACCAGCAAGAGCACCAATCGCAACTGCAGAAGCACCTTGACCGCTAGCACCAGCGTTGTAGCCAAGTGCTACGCCCTGTGAACCCTGACCTGTACCGCCAGCACCAGCGCCGATAGCAGTAGAGAATGTACCATCTCCGCCTGCTCCAACACCCATTGAGGTTGATGTTGCTGTAATCTTACCAGCAGAGGCGCCGGCAATGTTAAAGTTGACATTACCGTTCAGTGTTGGGATACTTACGTTTGAAGTTCCGTTGACAATACTAGTTCCACCAGCAACCGTGATGTTAGACAAGAATCCGCCGTCACCGATAAAGAAACCAGAGGTGCTTCGAATATTGCCGCCCGCTACAACAAGGTTACCAGAGATAATGTTAGCACCAGTGATGTTGCCTGTTACGGTTTCTGTGCCGCTGATCGTTGAGTTACCACCAACTACAATGTTGCCAGTTGAGTTGAAGTTAACTGTGTTAACGTTTGCACCTGATACTATGTTACCGCTAGCAGATACGATTCCACCTGTGCTAAGATTAGCACCAGTGATGTTACCTGTAGCAACGATTACGCCACCAGTAGAGATGTTACCGCCAGCAATGTTGCCAACTGCTGTTAGTTGACCCAGTGTTGATAGATTACCAACACTGGCGTTACCAGACACTGTTAGTGTAGCAAGAGTACCGATACTTGTAATGTTAGGCTGAGCGGCTGAACCGCCAGTTAGAACACCCTGTAAGAATGAGGCGCCGACAAAGTTACCTGCATTTAGATTACCTGTAGAGATGTTGCTTGTAACATCTAAGTTAGTCAAAGTACCAACCGATGTAACGTTTGGTTGTGCTGCTGTTGTTAGCGTACCTGTTAGTAGTGAACCGCTTACCGTACCAGTTACGGACAATGAACTTAGAGTACCGATACTTGTAATGTTCGGTTGTGCTGCTGTTGTCAGTGTTCCAGTTAGCAGTGATGCTCCAATAGTGCCACTATTAGCATACACATTACCTGCTGCTACGTTTCCAGTTACTGCTAATGATGTTAGAGTACCAACTGAAGTAATATTAGGCTGTGCTGCTGTTGTCAGTGAACCAGTTAATGTAACGCCTGTGAAACTATCTGCAGTTGCGGCACCAGATACGGCTAATGATGTTAGTGTGCCAACTGAAGTAATGTTAGGCTGTGCTGCTGTTGTTAATGTTCCACCAACGAACGGAGCAGTCATCAAGTTGCCAACAGTAATGTTTCCTACTGATGCGTTGCCTGTAACAGCCAATGTACTTAACGTACCAATTGTTGTAATGTTAGGCTGAGCTGCTGTTGTTAGCGAACCAGTTAGTGTAGTTCCTGTTACAGTACCACCAGCGATAGCACCAACCACAGTTAATGATGTTAGTGATCCAACTGATGTAATATTTGGTTGTGCTGCGGTTGTTAGTGTACCAGTTAGTAGCGATGCGCCGATAGTACCCAAGTTAGCATACACGTTACCAGATATAGTATTACCAGTTACAGTTAACGATGTTAGAGTACCAACTGATGTTACGTTAGGCTGTGCTGCTGTTGTTAGTGTTCCACCTATCAGTGTACCACTTACGTTACCTGCTGTTACGTTGCCAGTTACAGCGAGTGATGCAAGTGTACCAACTGATGTAATGTTAGGTTGCGCTGCTGTTGCTAGTGAACCGATAAGAGTTGTAGCACCAACTGTGCCGCTGTTAGCATACACATTACCCGCAAGTGCGTTACCAGTGACTGTCAATGAAGTACCAGTAAAGGCACCGTTAGGGCCAGTCAGTGTAATACTTGTACCAGTAGCGTTAGTGATGTTTGGATTAATCAACACAGCACCAGTCTTAACTGCGATATTACCAGCGATGATATCGGTTGTTGTTCCGTCTATGTTAGCAGAGAACTGTGATCCTGTTAGAGCAATACCAGCGCCTGCTGAGTATGCTCCAGCACCAGAGAACTGTGACCAAGTGATTGAAGTAGTGCCAATAGTAACTGGGGCGTTCGCTGTACAGACCCAGCCGCTATCAGCATTAGTTGAACCAGTTTGTACGAATGTAAATGCTCCTGCAACTTCACCGGGTGTATCCATATCTGTACTACGTGTTAGTACATATGCAGCTCCGGCTGTACCTTCTGTGGTAACCACATAGATACCGTTAGCGATTGACAGTCCACCAACTTCGTTCTTGACAAGAATACGATTGCCTAATACAGTGTTGACACCATCAATGGTCAGAATACCAACAGCAAGAGCAGTGATAGTTGCTCCAACACCGGCAGTACCGTTGTTGTATGAGTATGATGGTAGAGCGGCGGTTGTTGCTACAGTTACCGATGCCTTAACAAGAATACCCTGTACAAACTGATCAACGTATGCTTTAGTAGCAGCGTCTTGATTGTTTACCGGGTCTGCTAGACTTGTAATGTAGCGAGTTGCTACGTCAACGTTACCAGTACCAGTCGGTACCATTAAAATACTCTTGTTAACAGCAGACGGAGCGATAGTCAAATCAAGACCGTTTGATTTCAAGAAGTTCGATACTAGATTGCCTGCGTTAACGTTAATTGCAATGTTAGCGTTAGCACCGCTGATGTTACCGGTAGCAACAACAGCACCTGCAGTATTGATATTACCGCCAGTAATATTACCTGTTGCTACAACTTGTGCGCCTGTAGTGATGTTACCACCAGTAATATTACCAGTAGCAGATACGATACCAGCAGTAATCAAGTTTGCACCGACAACGTTGCCAGTTGCACTTGATATGCCAGTTGTATATGTACCTGTAGCATTAGCTAAGAATACATTTGATCCAGCAACAGTGATGTATGCATTGCCGTCTATTGCGTCAAATCCGATAATCGATGTACCCTGCGTGATTTTATTTACGTCAATCTCGCCAACGTCGATGTTAGCTTGTGTTACACCATCGTTTTGAAATACACCAAATGTAGTTGCGTTAATTGATTGCAACTTCAATGGGCCTAACTGAATGATGTTAGCGGTTGCGTTGCTAACAGACAGTTGATTCAGTGTTCCTAATGAAGTAACGTTAGGCTGTGCTACAGTGGTTAGTGTACCGGTTAGCAGTGATGCACCGATAGTACCGCTGTTAGCATATATGTTAGCAGCAATAATGTTTCCGACGGCAGTAACAGTGTTTGATGTTTTGTCGATAACAAGATCAGCAGTTGCTCCAATGTTACCTTCATCATTAAACAAGATGTTGGTGTTTGCGCCTGGCGAAACAAATGTTCCGCTTACGTTACCAACTAGATTACCAACAAAGGTAGTAGCAGTAACGTTACCAGCAACAACGTTGCCACTTGCATTGAAGTTTACGCCATTAACATTGGCACTACTTACTAGATTTCCAGTTGCGACAACTTGACCGCCAGTGACGAGATTTCCAGCATCAAGATTGCCAGTGATAACCGCAAGCCCCGATAGATTCAAGCTCACTGCATTAACGTTAGCACTACTTACTATGTTGCCAGTTGCGACAACTTGACCTGCTGTGTTTAGATTTCCACCAGTAATGTTTCCTGTGATACTTGAGGAACCACTTGCGTCGATATTTCCTGTGATAACTGCGTTACCACTTGCGTTGAAGTTAACGCCATTAACGTTAGCACTTGATACTAAGTTGCCAGCAGCTATTACTTGTCCTGCTGTGTTTAGATTCGCAGCAGCAAGATTTCCTGTAATATCGGCAAGACCTGATAGATTTAAATTAACTGCATTAACGTTAGCACTTGATACCAGATTACCAACAGCGATTACTTGACCTGCTGTGTTTAGATTTCCACCAGCAATATTACCAGTGATAGTTGCTGAACCGCTTGCTGATACGTTACCTGTGATAACTGCGTTACCACTTGCGTTGAAGTTTACTCCATCGATGTTAGCACTTGATACAATGTTTCCTGTAGCAACTACTTGTCCAGCAGTAGTGATATTTCCGCCAGTAACATTACCTGTAGCAATGATCACTCCACTTGCATTGAAGTCAACACCATTGATGTTAGCACTTGATACTAAGTTGCCAGTTGCTACAACTTGACCAGCAGTATTTACGTTTCCACCCGATACATTACCAGTTGCAACAACTTCGCCTGCAGTAGTGACGTTGCCAGCAGCAACGTTACCAACAATAGCCGCAAGACCTGATAGATTTAAGTTTACGCCATTGATGTTAGCACTGCTTACAAGATTACCTGTTGCAATGACTTGTCCAGATGCTGAGATGTTTGCACCACTAATGTTGCCTGTTGCAAGTACAACTCCAGTTGTGATAAGATTACCACTTGTGATGTTTGCTGTTGCAATGATTGAGTTACTTGCGTTGAAGTCAACACCATTAATGTTGGCGCTTGACACTACGTTTCCAATGGCAACTACTTGTCCAGAGGTAGTTAAGTTACCACCCGAGATGTTTCCGGTAACTGCAAGTGATCCGCCTGTGCTGAGATTACCTGCTGCAACAGTACCGGTTACAGTTGCGTTACCTGCTGTTACATTACCAGTTGTTAAATTAGCACTGTTGATGTTTCCTGATACGCCTAATCCACCAGAAAGAACCAATGCTCCTGTTCCAGTGGTTGTACTGGAAGTTCCTGGCGCATTGAATGTTGCGACAAGTCCAGTACTATCTGGTGCGCCACTGATAATCTTGACAGTCTTTGTTGCACTATCAGTTCCGAGTACCAGATTACCCTGATTAACATATAAATATCCGTCACGTGGGAATACAGCATCACCCAATGAGTTTGTTTGTGTGCCGTCCCATCCACTACCAGCAAGACCCAAGTCTAGATAGTAGTTTGTATCATCGCCGTCATCGGCAGTAATAACATAGTCAGCACTGGCTACGTTGCCACCGTTGACGTTCTGTTGATTGACCTGTGAATAGTCGTTGTTGTTTGTCGATGCTTGAATAACTGAGGTTGCTAAGTTAGCAAAGCCTGTTACAACACCAGCTCGTAGTGCTTGAATACCAGTAGTAGCATCACCAAAGATACGAGCAGTTTGTGCCGTAACTTGAGAGATATTTCCGGTAATGTCTAAGTTACCTGCTAGAATGATGTTCGAACCTGCTTCAATATTACCAGCGATGTTTGCGATGCCGCCGATATTAGCGTCAACTACTACTACTAACGAGTCTACGTTTGCTTCGCTTGTTGCTAAGAATATTGCGGTTGAAATATTACCAATTGCAGCATTTGCAGTGACAGTTAGTGAGTTTGAAGACAAGTCATTTGTAATTTGTACATTGTTAGCGTCAATATCGCCGCCAATTGTTAGTACATTTGCAACTTCATCAAATGAGAATGCTGCACTTGCTCCAAAATCGCCATCGTTATTATACTGAACTTGTGTGTTGCTGCCTGCAGGCTGCTCAAAGTCAACTGGAGTGCCGTTAGCGTAGTAGTAGTTATCTGTTAAGATACCACCTACTTCAGCGTTACCAGCGGTGAATATATTTCCACCGGTGATGTTACCAGTAGCAAATACTTCTCCGGCAGTATCGATATTTCCACCGGTGATGTTACCAGTAGCAAATACTTCTCCGGCAGTTACTTCACCGGCAGTAGTAATGTTTCCGCCAGTTACGTTTCCAACTGCAAAAACTAGTCCGGAAGTGTTAATATTTCCACCACTTACGTTTCCTGTTCCGCTTATGTTTCCAACAGTAGTGATATTTCCACCAGCAATAATTTGAGAAGAAGTTACAATATTTCCTATTGCATTTAATTCTCCAGCAGTATTTAGATTTCCGCCACTTACGTTTCCAGTTGCATTTAATTCTCCGGCAGTATTTAGATTTCCGCCACTTACGTTTCCAACTGCAACAACTTCACCGCCAGTTACTATATTTCCGCCACTTACGTTTCCAGTTGCACTTACTCGACCTGCTGTAACAATATTTCCGCCACTTACGTTTCCAGTTGCAAACACTTCGCCAGAAGTATTTAGATTTCCACCGTTTACGTTTCCAACTGCAAAAACTATTCCGGGAGTGTTTAAGTTACCTCCTATAATGTTACCAGATGAAACAATTTGACCAGTCGTATCTAAGTTACCGCCTGTTATATTTCCAGTAGTAACAAGTCTTCCTGCGATGGTAGCATTTCCGCCTACAATAATGTTACTCAGCGTGGTATTTCCATTGGCATATTCAACAAGTACGTTTGATCCGTTGACTTGTAAATTACTGCTAAGTCCTACACCCACCATTGTTAGTGGAATATTCTCCATGTATATGTCACTGATCCACAAATCTTTCCATTGATTAGATGAGTTACCAAGACTATATATTTGATTGCCAGTAGTATTAATATTGCCGATTACTTCGAGACCGGTAGATTCAACAAATAGAACATTAGAACCGGCGATAGTCACAAATGCGTTTCCATTAACAGCATCAAATGCGATGACAGAGGTACCTTGCGTGATTTGCGATGCATCAACGTTTCCAACATCAATGTTAGCCTGAGTTACGCCATCAGCTAAAAATACACCAAATGTAGTTGGGTTAATTGCTCTTAGTTGCAGCGGGCCGACATAAACTTGATTGGCGGCAGCCACATTAAAGCCTGATATATTGGCTGGAGTCGTAATATTGCCGCTGGTGTTGATGTCGCCAGAGATACTGTTTCCATCAATGTTACCAAAAAAATTGTTTGCCGTAACGTTGCCAGTGGTAACAATTCCAATAATGCCGTCAACTGTAGTTGTCATAATAGTGATCCTTGATTAGTTCTATTCATGTATTTAGCGTATTTTTTAAAAAACGATTGTCTCGTCATTACAGCACAACCCAACGACCGTCAGTTACCGTTATGCTACCGCCTGGAATTACTTCAATTGGTCCAGTACTCATGGCGTTATAACCAGTGGGTACCTCGTAAGGAGCTGCTATAATTTTGGTGTTTAAGAATATGCCGTTCATGGCAATCATACCAAACCCTCGTACATTTCCTGACAGATTAGCATTAACTCCATCTACGTTGCCGAGTAGGGTGTCTACTTTTACGTTTCCATAATCATTGACTGTGACCACATCATTAAAAATGTTAACATTACTAGCAAACTCAAACTGACCATTCGCAGTATCCCAGCCCATGAATGCGTCAACTGGTTGTGTAGTATAGTTGTGTAGCAGTAATCCACGATCAAAACCATTGTTTGCCGTGAGTGGTGTATTGTTTGGGCCGTTACCAACTTCTATGATTGGGTCCTGAACAGACAATCTTTCAATGTCAATGTATACGATATTTCCGTTGACATCAACGTTACCGTTAATGCTTACGTTGCCGTTTAAATTAGTTGTACCATTGACCGTGAAGATAGCGTTTGGATTGTCCCACGTTAGATTTGCACTTGCATCAAATTCACCGTCGGTGTTAAACTGAATTTGCCCTGTGTTTCCAGCAGCTCTGGCAGATGATCCGCCTGTTCCTATTTCAGTATTGTCTGGAAAAGCGCCAATTGTGTTGGGATCATTACCAATGAATAGTCGTTTTTCATCAACCGCCCAGCCGAATTCGCCGACTGCCAGTTGTGGCAAGTCAGCGAGATTACCGCTTCTAACTTGGATTTTTGATATTTGTACGATAGCCATAATGATATATTCCTATATCATTATTTATCATACTAGAAGTAAATGCTTATGCGTGTTTAACGTAGTATTCTTCTACACGAGCCCACCAGCGATTAGTCCAGTAATCAAAGTCCGCGTCTTCGATGATGAACTCTTGATATTCGGGCGGAGTGATGATCTCGAATGTCTTTTCATCTTGTACGGGCTTGACACACATCAACACAACACCCTTGCGAATGTTAGTGCCATGAACTTCATTGTGTGCGGCAGCATAGGCAGCAAGTTGAATCTTATAGTCATCGATCCATTCTTCTTTCTTAGGCTTGTTAGTTTGTTTGAAGTCAAGAATAGATTCTGTGCCACTATGAATACCACAGCAGTCAGTGGTGCCTGCATAGATTGATGGGAAATAAAGCGGAACTTCAACACCCCAGAACTCATTTACCTTTTGTAGACCCTGTTCGATAACAACTTTAGCCATTGCATGACTAGCCCAACTATATGGATTAGTAGGACGTTCATTGATTACGCCCTCTTTAACATAGGTTTCAAGATAGGTATGCATTCTGGTCCCACGATTGGCAGCCTCAGTTGTAATAGCCTGAGCCTTTTCAACTCCAACTCGTTTTCTCCATTGATTAAGCGAATCTTTTTTTTCTTGTGGTTCTGTGGCTGAAAGAATCGTGGTTACTGATGGGACTCGTTGTTGATCAGGAGTATTGTATTGACGTTTGCCATTGACGTTCTCACGTAGCAATGGCTTATAGTTAAATTTTGGAGTATATAGTGAAGTCATGTAGCTATTATACAACACTTTTATATTGTTGTCAATAGAAAATGGATAGATTAGTCACGCTTGTCGGCTGCTCGTTTAGCCATTTTGTCAAGAACTTTGGTATCTGCACCAGGCTCTTCCAATTCAGAGTCACTGGTATCGCTGTCACCCTTGAATACAACTTTATTACCCTTGATGTTTGATATCAAGTTTTTTAAGGGTGCTGTTGAGCAGGGCTGTCAGCGAGAAGGGCTTTTTGAAACCCTGATCTCGTGACTTTGCATGTATCTGACTGATAATGCCAGTCAGTTTTACACGCATACTATCATCGCCTGCGAATTCGTAAAGTCTCACTTTAACGAAGCTCTCTTCCGGCACTACCTAGTTCTTCGTCTGGCTCTGGAAGTTCTGGTAGAGCATCTGACTCTTCTTCACCAGAAAAATCTTCTTCGCCGCCCCCTGGTAGAGGTTCTTCACCCGAGAAATCTTCTTCCGCAGCTCCATCGCCGAAACCTTCGTCACCCATCATGTCACCGCCGCCTTCGCCTGTGATTACTCCCAGTGATGAAGTTAAGCTGCCTTTTGCTGTTGTGACTGCTGCAAGCAGGGTAGTCAGGGCTTCTGATACGCTTTGATTGTAGGCCTCAGACTCTGAAGTGCCAATCTCGTTTGAAATGCCGCTAACAACGGCAGGCAATTCTTCTGCGTTCATCTTAGAGATTTGCTCAACCATTTTTTGTAGTTGATCGATCAAGTCTTGAGCTGCAAGAATAACCTGTGACTTCTCGACTTCTTCGTTCTCTGTAACAATACGTGGTTGAATACGAATGTCGCTATAATGCTGTGATAGCATCTGCTCCATCATGACCAGCTTAAGATGTGCCGGTGATGCATTTGTTCCGTGTACTGAGCGAGTAGACTCTTTTAAGAGACCACGAACTTTAGTCAGCATACTACGGGTTTTTTGAGCATTCATACCATTAAGATCAATATTGATCTCAAAGTGTTCACGCAAAGCACGTTGTGCTTGTTTTTTCTTGGGTTGAGCCAATTCGGTTAAGTTCATTTTTTATTTCCTTGTGTATGACTAATAGTGTTTGCCATTTTATAGTATTTATCAATTTCAGAAATTATTCGTTTTTCTTTACGTATATCACCGTCTAGTTTAGTTCTATAAAGCAAAAAAAGTTCAATATCTTTTCTGTTTTTTTCCTTTAAGTTCTCGTGAATTTTTTTATCCACACCCACACTAGACAACATACTATCCAATGCTTTTATTCTATCACGTTCATAGAATCTATTGCTATGATCTAACATTATCCATATCATTGCATGTTTGCTTTTTGCAAAATCAATGGTAGAATAATCTCGACGACGAAAAACATGCACTTCTGAATCTGTACGTGTAATACTATATTTATTAAAAACTACATATTGTTCATTGATTTTTACAATGACCGTGTCCATTAACTTTTCAAGAGTGTTTTCAATTACACTGCTTAGATCACGAAACGCTTTTGATGATTTGGTCATTTTACAATCTCAAAATATATATTCTTTAACTCAGCAGTAATGTTCATTTGATTTGGAAGAATGAACGATTCGTTTAAGTCAATGATCATTGGAACTTGATCACAATCTGATAGTAAATTACCTAATTCTTCAATCCCATTATGAAATACATCTGGATGATCAATTGAAAACATAAACTTCCATAAGGTAAATGTTTCTAATTTTGTGTATTCTTTTGAGTATAAGTATCCAAACTTGTACTCCGCAATCTTTTCCATATCAATGTCAAGTCTATCAACTTCACTGATATTTTCTGGTTGACTACGCATGTTGATGATTTGCAAAATCGTTTCAAAATTTGATTGCTGACTGCGTGACTTGCGCTCATCAGCATTGATGATCTCAACAAATTTTTTTCTGAAAGTGATATTGCTTTTGGTAATATCATACAAGGTGTAGCATTTGATATTCATGCTCTTATTTAGAGCAGATAAGTATCACGCTATAATTTCAATGTATGATTACGTGGGAGCGTATGGAACAGGTTTCTCAGACTCAGTTTCTGGAAATATTGTGTGCTCTGGTGATTTTGAGAATAAACGTCTAGTATATTCTTCTACGGTAAGTGTGTGACTACCGTCGCAGAAACCACTTTCGCTGCGACCACATCCACACTTAGCAAAGTCTTTAACTCTGGGCGTCATTTTTGATTTGCTTGTTGTGCTAAAACGCCTAATCCTCTCAGTACTTGCTGACCATCATCAGTCTGTAAAATTGTAGGATCCTTTGCTGCACGTGCAAGCCATTGACTTGCTGTATTTAATTGATTTTGATATCGCTGCACTTGTTCAGACTCTCCAGAAGTTTGACCAACTTGTTCCCATTGATACATTGTATTAAACAATTGTGCCATTAAATCTGCTGTGCTACTTTGAACAATCTTAGCTATAGCGTTGGGATTTTTTTTCTGAATGGCGGTAGCAATACTCTTAAAAACGGTTGGGTCTGACAATTTTTGTTCTATTTCACCCGCAATACGCTCGGCGTTTGATTTAAGTTCTGGATTATCTTGCCACTTATATTTACGAGCCAGTGCCCCTATATACTGATTAACAGTTTGAACTATTGCACCAGGCTTAAATTCTAATTTTGAATTTGGGTTATCAAAATTTGAAGAATTTTTTGCACTAACTGGAGCATTTGCCATGGTCGCCATTGGCTGAGGCCCAGCTTCTTTAATCGGGAATGGATTATTGGCGGTTGGCATCTTTGCACCCTTAGCTCCAGTAGGAGCAGTAGGTGCGCTTGGCGGGGTCGGTGTTGATCCAGGAAACGGATTATTTGCCGTTGGAGTTGCTTGCTGCGCCTGCTGCTGAGGCTGCAGTGCGCTTTGAATGATAGACCCGGATAGTATTCCTCTAGCAATAAGATTCGAAATATTCTTTTGAAAGGTAGCCTGAGCAGAATTTGTGGCAGCTTTCTGCGCTCGGTTTTTTGCAAAATCACTATTTCTGTACATGTCACGGGCGATCTCAGCAAAGCCCTCATCAACTCTAGTTGATTTCATTATTTCTCTTGCTCTCATTCTTGACCCTTTGATCGTTTCAAACTCTTAGTAAACTTATCACCATCACGATTCTTAATTGCAATCAACAACTTGCGTTCAAGTATCGCAGTTTGTTCTGGAGTGTAATTTCTAGAAATCACCTCTAACAAATGTATGGCACTTGCTATAACGTTATTTGCGCGATTCTCAATGATATGATGCGTATCTCTATTTTCAGAGATTAATTCAAGTTCTTCGAGCAAACTACGAGTGTTCTTTTTCATGATGTAGTATTTATCTTATAACAGGGACAAATTTATTTCTGAGTCTTGATTTGATTCAACATTGCACTTAACGCTGTTGATTGTACGTTCGCAACTATCTTTTTCTGAGGGACAAACTTATCTTCTTCTGTTGCATTTGTCACCGCACTACTTGTCTTGATCTTGTTCAAGATGTTTGATGCACTTTGTGCAGTTGCAACATAACCAGAGCTGTCCCCGTCATCAAAGATTCTGAGTGTTTCAACGTCAAATGATAGATCGATCTTTTGACCAACACCCGACGAACTGCGAGTCTTCATAAGCTGGATCTGATACTGGCCACGCTCACGCATACTACGACTTGTAAAGATGCCGAACACGTTATCTGCTGTGTTGATCTTTGAGATACCGCCAGATATATGTGAGTGATCAAACTCGACTTCTTCTACCGCACTACGATTCAACTGAGAAGCTGTCACAAACAACACATTCAACTCTTTGGCCAAGTTGCGCAGTTCTTCACTTACATACTTGTCTTTGATGAATAGGTCGCTAGGACTGACTTTGGTCGACACTGGCATCAATAGATCAAGGTAGTCAATACATAAGAAGTCAATCTTGATGCCTTTCTCCATCTGTAGTGTCTTGATATACGAGCGAATATCGTTCACTGTTGACTGCGCAGGCATGTATTTGATGTAAAATTTACCCGACTTTTTCGCAGACATTTTAACTTTCAGTTCAACATCGTCCATGTTCTTGAACACGTCACGAGTTGCTACATCAGTTACCATTGAGTCGATACGCCACGCTGTAAGTTCTTCCGACAATTCAAGTGTAATGTACACACCGTTTAAGTTCATTTGCATCCAGTTAGCAGACAAGTTTTGCATAAACAATGACTTACCAGAACCTGAACCACCCGCAAAGATTTGTAATTCTCCACGATTAAAGCCGCCGTATAATTTATTATCAAGACAGGGCCAACCAGTTGATATCTGACCATTGTTGTTTCTGATAGCGTTTAATCTGGCACGAGGGTCCGCAAAGTAGTCAGTGCCCATGTCTTTTGTAAGTGAGATTTGAACTGCGTCTTTGATCAGCTTTTCAACAGGATCAAAGTTGCCCTTTTCAAGTAGTTCTGCTGATTTTAAAATCGCTCGTTCTAACTCTTGACGCTTAGTAAATTTTTCAAACTCATCTAAGAACCACTCTGTGTCGCTATCACGCAACCCGGGTATCACAACAATGTCAATACCAGTTGTAGCTCTAATCTGATCTGGGTCTGGAATAGAGTTATACTTCTCCGAGAACTCAACTAAAAACTTTGCAGCCGGACGTAGTGTGCGCTCAAAATTTTCTGAGTTCATGATGTTGCTTACTCGTGTGTAGAGTTGTGGTTCAGTAAGCAACATTCTTAAAAATAATTCTTGTATATCTCTGGTGTATTCTACTGGAGTCACGCGATTTTCTTCCTTGTCATCTCTACTTTGATTCTACTGCTTGTTGCAGCCTGAAGTATGCTCATTGTCGTTGCTAATTTTCCGTATCTTCGCACTGCGTCATTAACGTCTTTTATGTCACTAGCCCAGGACGGAATGCTAATATGATATCCTAATTCCAGCGCACGTTCACATACTTCCATTCCTGTCTTGTCTCTATCAGGCACTACGATAATCTTTCTGCGTAATCTACTTATGACGTTTGCCTGTTCATCAAGAATTGTGCTTGCCATGTATGCACAACCACCAATTGCAATTGCGTCAAATTGACCCTCGACTAGAATACATACCTGCCAATCTGATTTCTGTGCATCAATATTGAATACATACCCACGCTGTTGTTCAGAAATATACTTAGGCTTGCGATCATCTATAAATCTTGAGGTATTACCAACTAGTTGTCCACCATAGTAATAGGGTATAATGATTCTAGTTGCATTTCGTCCCGCATCATTGGGTGTCACATAATAATCATAACTATTAGGACTAAGCCCACGTGATTTAAGATAGTTAAGATAGAACTCATGCTTAGTGTTATTCACATCTAGTAATTCGCTACCATCGGGAAGCTGCGTGGTTTTAAATTTGATTTCTAAGTTTGTTTGTACTCGATTCAAGTACGAAGTAGCACCCAGTGATTCTTCTCTGATCTTTATTGATTCAATTGTTAGCTTGTCGATTAAACTTTTATCTGCGCCAAGCCACTCAAGTAATTGTCTGTAGCGTTGATTTATCATACGACCAGAAGTATAACTGGTTTTGAACTCGCAGTTAAAACAATGCCAACTTATTTTTTCATTGTCAATATACAATCCACCACGACCACGTCGATCTTTAGTTTGATTATTATGCTCACAACATACGGCATTTCCACTTAGCCAACCATTTCCAGTGCGTCTGATCTTGCGACCAGCTTGCCATAGCTGTAGTGTGGTATCGATTATAAGATTGCTCATAGATTGCAAATAGAAAAAGACATAGCATATTATACTATGTCTTTGAGTAAAAATCAAGTTAAGTGGACAAGTTATCTAGCCAGAATTCTAGTGATATCACCCTGTAATGCAGGTACTTGATTTCCGGGAGGACCAATTGGGATAACTGGGTAGGTTCCTTCGTTGATAATTTTGAGTCTGACATATGGATGATAGCCCTCAATGTTGAACCCATCAGTGATAGTATTATCGTTATAAACAACTGGATCAGCAATTGGATAGAATAAACTAAAATCTGCTAGTGTGCTACCCTGCCATTGAATATTGCCAGTAAACTTTGTCATAAACACTTGCGTGGATAGTACAGGAGCCTCTACGGTATTAATTGTAGAGCTGTAATAAGTCACAGGCTGACCTGATCCAGGTGGGGCCACTTGTGGATTAACATTGCCACTTTGACCAAGTGGTGGCGGATGACTGGGTATTGTAACCTCTTTGCTTTGAACAAATGATGGCAGTACTGAATTTACAATTGTGATATCGCCACGAGCACCGCCCTGCGCATCTACAAACACTGGATAATCAAACTGATCTACCGGTATCTCTAAGCTATAATAGCAGTATTGTTGTGTGATATTTTCAATGTCAGCCTTGCTCAATCGCAAGCACATAATACCAGTGATTGGGAATATTGGGTCCAGCGTCTTTTGAATCAGTATTTGAGTTCCAGTAGGATTCAATATTCTACAGGTAATACTTTTACCGTTGACATCAACTGGCTTTTGATTCTGATTAACAAAGGCGAATTCTAAAATGTTATCAACACCTCTACTAATCGTTAAGTTCTTGCTATATACCACTTCATATCTCCTAGAATCTCCAGCTCCCAATGTTTGCAGTAATACCACAAGCTGTCGCTGATTGTATAGATAAACTTGTGTTTGTGCTGTCACATTATATTCCTTTTTAGTATTTATCGAGTTGTATAAATATACTCATACTATTTATGACATATGATCAATGATTTTTTTCAGAAGTTAAGCGAGAACCATCCGTTTATAACGATTTGCACCTATGCAAATCTTGAGTACGTTGGCATCGTACAGAATCGTGATGATGTTGTGACAACATTTTATGATTATGGCAGTATCGTCAGCAATGAACTTAAAACGACATTTCTAGAGTTGGGTGAAAACTGGTGGTGGGAAAGCAATAGACTTATACCAATCAATATTTTCTTAAAAGATGATTGGATGATTTTTCGTCCCTATCTTAAAACATTCAATAACAAGGGTCTAGAAATATTACACGGACCTGCGACCAGTATGAGCGATCTTGCAAAAAAGCGTATCAAACGTAAATCAATCACACTAGTCAAGCGTATGCTGTGACACTGAGCTGTCTTCAAGCAGTAAATTCATATGAACTACTACCAAATGAGCGTATGCTACGCCATGCGACTTCTTAAAACTATATCCACCATCATCAATCTTCCAGATAGTTTCTGCCACTTCACTCCATGACTTACCTATTAAATGTTTTTTACCTGGTCTAATCAAGGATAAGAACATTGCCAATCGTGCGACACTATTGATAGGCTCCATTTTAAGCATAGTATCATAGTGATTACCAATATGAATAAGCTTTTGAAAGTATGAACGGTCTAATAGCTTATCCCATTCTGGCTCACGCATCAATTCTACAAGATGCCGTTCATCACGCACGTGTCTGTATAGCCATACATTAAGCAAATCGATCTTAACATAACCACGATTTTCTGCCGTGACATAATCAATTGCCGCTAAGTTATTAACACAATCATAGGGTATATCAGTGACATACACTCCACTATTATGTCTGCGAACTATGTCTCCATGAATTGCGGCTGGCGTGACATCTATATGTTGTAGTAATATGCCACGATCACCCAAGTCAATATCGACATCACTTACAAATCGTTTAGTCATTATAGTCCCTGTATTTGATTTAGCACTTCACTGACATTTTTTGCTTCTGCTGAGTCACGCTTGAACTTAATGTTCCAACGCTCTGGATCAATGTATTCAAAAATTACACTGCGCTGATCGTCATTTAATTTTGATAAGAATTCAGCTCCAGTAGTACTCAAGTATAACACCCATGGACTAATCTTGCCAGAACAAATGTACTGACAGATTTTATTTACATTGATGTATCTGAATACGTCTCGTAATTCTACATTTTCATTTTCAGATAGCGTCAGCATGTTGTCAATACTACGACGAACGGCATCCATGCCATCTTCACTACGAAGATAAAAAATCAAATATTTGGTATATACTTTATCACTATTCCAGTTGTCAAGTGGAATGTTTTCTTTGAGCAAGTATTCTGCATATCGTTCTGGATTCACCACTCCAACTTCTACGCAATATGTTCCGTACTTTATGAATCCATTGTAGTATGCGTTTGATGTGAAATCAACGTACGCTCGTTTCTTTCTTGATGGTTGTATGGTTTTGTAAAAGTTTAACCATGCCGCAAAAGCAATACGATTTTGCGGTTTGTCTTTGTCAGTCCAACGACGCTTTTGCTCACACATGTGATTTATAAAACTTGATGGTCTGACGAACGACCGCTTGCAGTGGTCGCAGCGATATTCTTCTTGATCAGTTACCCGATTCTCTTTCATATTCTTCAATATCTTTCTCGCTTACGATCTTAGACAATTGTTCAATGTCTTCACGTTTCATATTAGGATACATTTTTGCCAAGTTATGTTGATGTCTTTGACTTTGTGTATAACTGACTGCGATATCATCAAGTACGTCAGGTTTTAGTCCTGCGTATATTTTACCGAAATAATCTTTGACTTCTTTCTTGGTGGCTGGCTCTTTAAGTTGTGACACTTTAAGATTAAGATGCGGAATCCAGCTGTGGAATTGTTTCCCTACTCCTGGACTACTGGCACATAACATTAGCCATTGTAGCTCAGAATGATCTTTGTTGATCACTTCATTAAACAAGTATTTGTTAGCATTAGCATCAACACTCATGACATAGTATGCACCTATCATGCCTGTTTTTTTGACTGATGAGATCCAATGTGTCATCATATAGGGTACAAACTTCTTACGCTGTTCGTCCGTGAGATTGGAAAACCAACCATAGTTTTTTGCATCGATAGCATCAATTGCTTTGAACAAGTCAAAGTCTTGCTTTTCTAATTTTTCATCTGCTGCTACGGCTGGTTTTCTAGTTGCCATGATTTTAAAATGCTTGGTTATAATCTACGATTTCACAATTGCGACTGACTTCTTTGACAAAGTAAATGCAACGTGGCTTGGGTGTGTCTTCAATTGGTACACATAAGAATTGTCCGTTCTTGAGTCTTGGTGCATACCAGGTTACATCATGATACACATCTAAGATTTCTATATCAAGAAAACTGGGTCTGAAACCAGTTAGTGGATTGAATTCAAACGCATTGAACCCACGATCATTGATTGATGTGAGTGGTAGTGTTTCTAAGTCACCCATGTCACTTTCACCAATCAAGATTTGCCAATCAAGTGGCATTTTGATTTGAGTATCACCGATTCGCAACACAAGCGCCGGACTATTAAAACTTTCCAAGAAGATAAGTGGAATATAATGATAGTCTACTGATTGTGGATTACTATTGTCTAAGATAGCGAATCGTAAATCATCAATCTCTTCTGGGAGATTTTCTAAATTGTACGATTGATTGTCAAGTGTGAGTATTTTCATAGTAGTATTATATCACTTATAAGTGTGTTTAGCAAATTTTTTGGATGAATCTATTGAGTTTTGCAATTATTAAAATGATATCGTTTCATAACATTTCCTTTTCCGATCTTTCCGCAATGTGGACATATAGTCGATGGTTTATTTTTCATTGTAGTCGATCTAGATTTATTGGATTGATCAGTATGAGGACCTTGTTTTTTGTTTTTATTCCACGGAATCGTACCTTTCTTTACGCCCCCAATTCCTGGATGTTTAGAACCAGTTCTTGCATTCGATATGGACTTTCTAATGATCTCGTATTCTCTGGACGAAAATTTTCGTTTTTGTAAAGGGCTTTTTTGCGCAAACATACCTAGAGCATGCAGCATCTTGATTCTTGAATATCCATTTGTCATTTTAATCAATAGTCTATGACAAACAAAATGTTCTCTGAGTGTCAGTTTTACCAAATTTAATTTATCATTCGTACCACCGATTGACTTAGGAATAATATGATGTCTCTCTACATAATCAGATATTGTTGAACGACTCTGCGCCTTGTGTATTATTGAATAATACCATTTTGTGTATTTGTTGTCAATAAATATCATTTGTAGTTATGTTTGGCAACGGTGAAGGGATAATTCGCCTCACGATAGAAGGACTTTCTTACCGTTAAATGACGTTTGGCAAATCTACAACTTGAAGTCAAGTCCCAAATTTGAACAAAGTCTTTGTCTTCTGCTTTACGAATACCACGACCAATAGACTGAATTACTCGTGTGAATCCTTTTCCAGGTTCAATCATAACCAAGTTGAAGATGCGTGGGATATTGAGACCAACGGCAGCAATACCGTAAGTAGCGATAATTGTTTTGTCATCTGAGATGGCAACTTCTTTGTATTCTACATCACGATCTTTGACTTTATCTTTGCCGCTCAAGAACACTGCGTCTTTAAGTCTGGCTGCCAGTTCATGACCTGCTGCCACACGATCAACTAAGATCAGCGTGTTACCTGTCTCAGTTATCTTGTCAATTATCTTGCCTAATTCATCTAATCGTTTCTTATCACCCAGTAAGTGTTTGAGTTCGCTTTGATAGTTCTCAAGTTCTACGCCATCTTGTAGTTGTACAATATTGACATGACAACGTGCCAGCACTTCTTTGTCTTGTAGCTCACTTGCGGTAAGATGATTGGTCACTGGTCCAAGATTGACAAGAAGTGCCGAGTATGCGAACTTGTCTTTGGGAATAGTGCCTGTGAAACCCCAACGAATAGGTATTCTGGCCATGACACCGCCCAGTAATTCTTTTAGTGCTTCTGCTTTTGCTCCATGAACCTCATCAACCAGAACCATAACCACGTCTTCAATAAACTCTTGAATGGTTACATCTGCGTCACCTGACTTGGTGTTCTTGAGCATGTTGTTTAGACTTTGCCAGGTGCAAACGGTATGTTGCTTGTTAAACTCTTTACGATCACCGAAATATACACCTACATCTAAGCCTACATTCTTGTAGTCAGCCTCAGTAGCACCAACTAGTGACTTGTTGGGTACGATAACAATACTACGACCGTATTGCTCAATGGATTTTGATAGAACCGCTGATGTAATTGTTTTGCCCGCACCAGTTGCTACTTCTTGAATGCTCTGTGGGTTCTCAAAAAAATCATTGACTACTTTGATCTGATAGTCACGCAGTACAATAGGTTGTCCTGCTCGTTCATGTCCCTCAGGCCATGTTATACCCTTGAAGAAATTTTCATCTACACGAGTAAAATCAAATTTAGTTTTGTAATCACGATTGTCGATCAATTCAACATCATAGTTGTGATCTTCTAAGTATGGAAGAATCTCTGGTAGCAAATTGATATAGGATGTGCCGCTTAAGTTAAAGTAGGGCACTTTGCCGTTCCAACGTCCAAGTCTGACTGCTGGCATATATCTTGCGCCTGGCTTTTCATACTCGAACAT